GTTCTGCTTACGAATACGCCGCCGTTGCCTGAGGCTTCTGAAAACCGCCCAAAACGGCGCAAGTCGACAAGGCGGCAAAATCTCTAATCACGGGAATGGAATGTGGGGAACGGCGCGCTAGCGCGCGCTGCTGAGTGGCCTTGAAAAATCTAGGTGCAATGATACCAGACAAAAAAAGGCCGCCTCAGCGGGCGGCCTAGGCGGTTTATGAGCCTATCGCGTTCAGAGGCGGGCGATACGGTTTAAGACGTTTTCCGGCCGATTATGACAGACGGCGCAATGGCACGTCACGCCATAGAACAAAGCGGAATTGTGCCAGACGTTGGCGAGCTGGCCCGCGCGTTCAGCGTCAAAGCACATAGCGCCAATGCGCCAAGCATCGTTAGGGTCCGACAGTCGCACGGCGCCGCCGCTAGGTCCGCCCATTGCTCGATTGTTCTCATGGCGTGTCACCGTCGCAAAACGGGCGCCCGTATCGATCCAGCCAGACTGGCGCGGGCGCGGGCGCCTTGCGCGCAGCCTCTTGTGCGACGTTCACGGCGTCCCATAGGCGATGATAGTCTGATCGGATACGCTCGCACGTATCGGCATCAATCTGGCGCCCTTCGTTGCGCGCTGCGGTCGCTACTTCGCCCCAATGGATAGCGGTCGCATTTAACGCCATGCGCACGTTTAAACAATCGTCATCCGTCAAAGTGAGAGTTACAAGTTTCATGTGGCTTGCCTTCCATCGTGACGAGATTGTCACGCGCCATACATGACACAAAAAGAGGGCGCCGTAAAGGCGCCCTCTCAAGTCTCGATTTGGTCAGCGTCAGGCAGGGATTAGCACTTTCTCGCGGAACAAGCTCGGATCAATGAGCGGAAAAAGCAGCGTCATCGCCTTGCCCTTCATTGCATCGCCGGAACCGAACGTCCCGCTATCGAACCGCCCGACAACCTCGTTCGGCGCGTTGCGCACAGTCCTGTCATGGTCGACATAGCGCGTGACGGCTTGTAGCGCCGTCCAGCAATCGTTCCGATCGGAATTGCGCTCGCGTTGGGTCTTACGGTAGCTGGACCCTAGATCGGCCGCGATGTTGCGCGTACGCGTCGAAATGTCGGCCGCTTTCGCATCGGCCGGGATACCTAGCAGCGAAGTGAAAAAGACTTCCACATCGCGTTGCGTCATCGCGGTTTGCGCCATCGCGTCGCCTAGCGCCTTGAACTCCACAAACGATTGCGCGATTTGGCCTAGTTCCTTGTGAACCTGACGACCGTCAAACCGCGTGTTGTGGCGCGTCTTGATTAGCGCCTTGGCGTTCATGTGCGCGGCGCGCAGTGTGTTAGCGCACACAACGCGCGTCATCGCTCGCCAGTGAACGCGAAGGAATAGACGCCGTCGCGGTTTTCAATGTTGTGTGCCATGTGGTTTGCCTTCCGAGTTGCAGCGTCAACAGTGACGCCGTGTCATGTGTATGGCATGACACGGCGTCACTGTCAACTCTAACGCGCGACAATTGGTTTACGCGCGTCGGATCATGCGAGCGGTGTTGTTCTCACAAACCGACGTGTCAATGTGAAACGACAAACGCTTTTCACCGCGTTGCACGTCAAGATAGAGCGTGTCGCCATAGAATGCTGGCGTGGCGTTTTCCCTTGCCTCAGTCGTGAACGCGCCGCGCGCCCATCGCAGTGTGAGCTTGTCGCCAACGCGCAACAGGCTAGCGGTCGTTTGCCAACATTCATCGGATTGCGCGCAATTGACCCATTCAAACGCGTTGAATTGATCGGAATTGTACGGGATTGCATCGCTGCGACTGCTGCGCGTGTACTCCCTCAGACGCCACTCGCACGGGATCAGGATTGACGTTTCATGCGGCGCGAATGGGTCAATCGGACTTGGCGCATGTTCTTTGATCGCGCAAATGTAGGATGCTAGGCCGGACGCGTCGGGCTTGGGGCGATGGTAGAAGCAAACGCGGCTCGCCTTGCGCAAGGCCGCGACTTGGATTGCGTCCAATCCTTCGATTGCGGTTTGAGTTGTGTCTAACATTGGGTTTGCCTTCCACGTGGAAACGGCGCGACACAATGCCGCGCCGTCAACATATATACGTGACACTTTGTGCGCGCGTCAACCGGCTTGTTTTTGAACCGCCTTGCGTCGCACGTTCTCAGCCTCCAATGCTTTCAGCAGTTCGCGCAAGCGATGGGGCGACATGTTTTGCACGATCACAGAGGCGATAATTTTCGTGCTGTCGTTTTTCAGATCGAACAGCGAACCGTCTTTTTCCGCCTTGTGCTTCCACTTGTCGCGTTCGGCCGCGACCGCCTCCAGCTCGCGCTGGATGACATCGGCCCGGCTTTCCTTTTTCTGGCCTGTAGGGGCAACTTTTTCGCCGTCCTTTTGCGCCTTGTCCCAACGTCGTCGCATGGTCGTCGGATGGTTGCACGTCATCCGCTGGGTTAGCCCCATGTTTTCACGAAGCTTGGCCAGTTCCTCCAGGTGATCGACGCACCACATCGAATGTATGCGCGTCGCCTTGTCGATGTCGCCGATCCATGGATAGACCGCCATCCACTCGGAAAACGACTTGATGTAACGCGCGCCGATTGGTTCGTTGGTTCCGGCCCTCAACATCGCCTTGTGGCGGCCGATGTTGAGGAAGGTTCCGATCTTGAGCCAATCGTCCCAGGATTGACCGCGCTTGAGCCGATCGGCCGCGTCGGCCGCCTCTTGCGCTTTCAGCTCCTCGAAAGCGCTATCGAAGCCCTCTTGTGTTGCGTCGGTCATGTTCATGGCCTCCACAACACGCCGGGGATTTTCCGGGCGATGATTGCGTCCAAGACAACAGGGGCGAGCTGATCGCGCGCGGCAATGCGTGGCGTCGGCCAAGCAAGCGCCAGACTGTCGGGGCCGCACATGTGCGGTGTTCCCGTGTAGCAGCGCAGTTTGCACTCGGGGCAGACATAGGTCGTTCTCATTGGGTTTGCCTTCCGTTAGAGAGCGCGAGGACCGCTGTGTGCGATCCCCGCGCCCATGACTATGTCATGTATGGGGATTGACAGTCAACCCTATAATTCGCGCCGGGAAAACAAAGATCGGTTCTCAAATAATTCCCAAAAAAAATATGTGCTTAATTCCAGACTAGAGGCGTTGTTTGCTCGCGATCATTCGACCGGCCAGACGTGAATTGAAATCGTGACGCCGCGCAGCGTGATCCCGTCATGGCTTGGATGCTGAACGCCAATCGACGCGCGATAGTATCCGCCGGTCCCGTCCCATGACAGATAACCAACCGATCCGGCATCCTCGTACCGACGGCGCGCAGCAATCTCCGCAATGCGCCGCGCAGCACTGGGCGCGTCTGCGGCCTCGATGGGCACCGCGGTAAAATGATCAGCGTCAGCCGGGCGAGTGGTGAGCGTCTTAACCTCGGAATGGAACCTTTGCATTGCCTTCCTCCGTACTAGGACGCCATGGCGAAGGGCGATGACCAATCGTTCATGCGGCGTCATGTACGGTACTTGACACATTTCAGGATTGCGCGCAAGAGGGAAGGCGCAAACCAAAAAAAGGCCGCCGGGCGGGGAACCCGGCGGCATCCTAACCCGGAGTAGAGCCGTTCCCCCGTGACGAGAACGGCGCTAAAAAAGCCTGTTAACACGCGCAACGTGCAGGCGACAACCATGAGTAACGGCGACACCGACGAGCTGACCGCCCGGATCGACCGCCTCGAACACGAACTAGCCAAGCTCCAAAGCGAACGCGAAACCGCGCTCACCGGCTGGCCCAACGAGCCCACGATAGCGCAGGGCTTCATGGCCGGGCGCTGGCAACGCCGCGACGGCGACGGCTATGACCAAGCCCTCGTCAACATCCCCGAAGCGCCCTTCGACAACAATTACTACGGTCGCTATCAGTACACATGGCAACCCGTGGTCGAGGAAGCGCCAGCCGCGACCTCGCGCCGATCGACCTACGGCTGGGCGCGGGCGAGCGCCGGATCGGCAGTCACGTGGATTTCGCTGGACGACATCCTCGCGAATTTCCAGCCCGCTGGGAACTACCTCGACAAGTCTGGCGGCCAGATGACCGGCCCGCTCATCACGCGGGACGGCGGTAGTGCAACCAATCCGGGCCTCGCCATCGGCGACAACTCGACCGGCTTCTATCGCAGCGGCGGCCAGCTTTTGGTGACGACCGTCAGCGGCCAGATCGTCATGCAGTTGCAGCCGACCATCGGGGCGTTCTTCATTCCGGTCAATTTCACCGGCAAGCCGCTCAACTCTGTTGGCGACCCTGTCCTTCCCGACGATGCGCTCAATCTGCGCACCGGCGACGCCCGCTACGAGCGCGTCGGCGTAGGCGGCGGAGACTTCCTGCCGCTGACCGGCGGCAGCATGACCGGCGACATCAACTTGGTTGGGACAAGCGGACCAACGGTCCCCGCCAAGCTCAACCTCTATGTGCGCGGGGCCAGCCTCGTTTGGAGCGAGGCCGACAACGCCATTGTATTCACCAAAGGCACCGGCAACTATCCACTAATCGTCAAGGCCAACGACGGCACCAACCCGCAACCCATCCTCGACGTACCGCAAGGCGACGCTCGCTATCTGCAACTCTCGCAGGTTGACAGCCTTCGCGCCAAGCCGGTTGTCTACAACGTCCCCGCCGACATCGCCATTCCGGGCAGCGGCGATTGGACGCAGATCGCCAACATCCCCTGCACCCTGCCGCCGCGCCCCGGCGTCACGTCGATGCTCATGGTCAGCGTCAATTGCAACCTCAAGGGCGTCAACAATGTCGCGGGCATTGGCGCTCGCGTCCCCATCTCGCCCACGCCCGAACAGCGCATCTTTGGCTTTGGCGGCACTGTGACCGATCCAAGCGCCGGTTTTTCCGTCAATTTTTTCGTCACCCCCGCCGCTGGCGTGACGACGCTCAATGTCGCGGTGCAGTTGAACGCCTTCCCCATCACCGGGGGAGCGCCGGTTTCCTACACGGTCGCGGGCGGCAACGTGCTTGTGCTAGACCGCTCGCAAATCGTCATCGTCGACCTTGGACCCGTCTAGGAGGAACCCATGCCCAAAGCCAAAATCGAGCCTGACAACCACGACAACGGGATGGAGCTGGACCCGATCATAAACGCCTTGCTTGAGCATTTGCCCCCGCCCGGCGACTACTTCTCGCAGGACGACCGCCAGCGCTGGCTGAAAATCATGGAGCTGTCATTCGACATGATTTACGAGGACCAGCCAAATGACGCTGACCGAGATGTTGGAGAGCAACAGCATTCCTGAACCAAATTCGGGATGCTGGATATGGCTTGGCGGTCTGAGCAACGGTTATGCCGCCGCGTGGTGGGAAGGACGATCGCGAAGGGCGAGCCATCTGGCGCTTTTGTCGAAGGGCATCGAAATTCCGCCGAAGCTCAAAGTCTGCCACCGCTGCGACAACACGCTGTGTATCAACGACGATCATCTATTTGTCGGCACCGACACAGACAATCGGCGCGACGCCAAAGCTAAAGGCCGCCTTCGCAATATGAAGCGGGAATTTTGCAAGGCCGGGCATCCTCTGACCGGCGACAATGTTCGTGTTTGGCACGGGCAGCGGCGATGCGTCACTTGCCATCGGCGTTGGAGTACGGAGGGCGCGAGGCGACGAAGGGCTCGTCATGGCTAAGGCATCCATTCGTCAAGGCATCTATGACCTACTGTCATCTGTAGAGATTGACACAAAAGAAGAAGGTAGAACTCACGTTGAGCCTTGGATGAGCCAACGGATGGTTGTGGATGCTGTCGCGAAAGGATTGAATGAAGGGGTACATGAATTTGTTGTATTAAAATGTCGTCAAGTCGCGATCACGACCGTTTGCAGCGTGATCGAATTGTTCTGGGCGCTCGCCAATCCCGGCGTCCAAGGCGCGATCATCGCCGACCGCACCGACAACCTCGAGCGGCTGCGGCGCATCTTCGCCGCGCTGCTTGAGACGCTGCCGCCCGAGTGGCGCAGCTCCGAACACCGGCTGATCCAGAACAACCGCAACGGCATGGCGTTCGCCAATCGCAGCGTGATCGACTTAATGGCGGCGGCCTCGAACCCGGACCTTGGCGCGTCGCGGGCGCTCAACATGTGCCACATGACCGAGTGCGGCCAATGGAAGTCGCTGGCGGGCGTCGAAAGCTTGAAAGCCTCGCTGGCGCGCGTCAACCCGCACCGGCTCTACATCTGGGAGAGCATCGCAAACGGCTTCAACTGGTTTTACAACCACTGCCAGCAAGCGAAGACCGACCGCCACATGCGGTTCATCTTCGTGGGCTTCTGGGCCAATCCAACCTACTCAATTGACAAGTCCGATCCCGACTACAAGGTTTATTGGGACGGCAGGCTGGACGATGAGGAGTTAAAGCGGGCGCGTGACGTTCGCGCCCGCTACAACATCATCGTCAAACCGGAGCAAGTGGCGTGGTGGCGACGCGAAGCGGAGTTCCGCGCGGAAGAATACATGTTGAGGCATTACCCGTGGAACGAGAGGGAATGTTTTATCGCATCGGGGTCGAGTTTCTTCCCCGCTGCACGCACCCTCGAACTGGCGGAGAGCCTAGCGGAGGGACCACCGTACAAGGGCTATCGGTATCGCTTCGAGGATGCCTTCCTTGGCTCATCGATCGAGCAGACGACGAACAAAGACGAAGTGCAGCTAAGAGTGTGGGAGCCGCCGGAACCGGCGGGCGTGTACGTCATCGGCGGCGATCCGTCGGGGGGCGGCGGGGGGGACGCTAACGACCACTCGTTGCAAGTCCTGCGCTGCTACGCCGACAGATTGGTTCAAGTCGCAGAGTTCCAATCCAACAAGCCGCTGACCTATCAATTCGCGTGGGTGCTTTGCCACCTGTGCGGCGCGTACCGCGACCATCTGGCGAACGTCGAAGTGTCGGGCGTCGGGGCCGCCGTGATCCCCGAAGTGCGCAACCTCCGCCAGCTCGCGCAGCGCGGCATCATCCAAGCAGAACAGGGTTCCGACAGCATCCTCAACATGGTGGGAGCCGTGCGCTGGTTTCTCTACAAGCGCGCCGACACGCTGGGCGGGGCGGGCAACGTCATCAACTGGAAGACGAACCAGGACAACAAACAAGCGATCTATTCGGCGCTCCGCGACAGCATGATGCTGCGCGCAATCGAGTTCCGTTCGATCCGGCTCGTCAAGCAGTTGCAGGCGATCGTTGAAGACGAGGGCTGGTTAGGGGCCGGGCCTGACACCGGGGAGAACGACGATCTTGTCAGCGCCGTCACCTTGGCGCATCACACGTGGATTGAGTGGCGTCGGCCAGGACTGATCGCTCGCAATCTGACATGGGATAGCGTCAAGGGGGAGCCGCCGCCGCAGAACATGGGGACCGTGCTATCGTTCGCGTTCAGCGAACACATCCGGGCGATCAACGCGCGGTCGACCCGGCGGAAAGAGGTTTTCTGAATGATATGGCCCGCGCGCTAGAACGCTTGGCGCGCGGCCACGGGTTAGACACAACCGCGCAATTTCTGCGCTTGGCGAGGATGACGATGGCAACGCAACCGAAGCCGAAACCAAAACCCGAGCCGCCCAAGCCCGGCGATCCTGACGACGAGGACGCCGCCGCCATGATCGAGGAGCCGCCCGGCATTACCTTGCCCGAACGCGTCGAGAACCTTGAAACCCGGATGACGGCGCTTGAGGAGCGCGTCGCCGCCCCGCCGGTAGGGCTGGGCCGCCGTCCGTGAGAAGCCCGCTCGGCATTGTCGTCCTCATCCTGCTTGTCATCCTCCTCTTGGGTGGCGGCATCGGACCAAGGATCAATCCGAGCTGGCAGTATGGCTACGGCTACGGCACGCCGGGCATCGGGCTTCTCGGCGTCGTCCTCGTGATCTTCCTCATCCTCTGGTTGCTGGGCTACGTCTGATGGGCGTCTGGCATCTTATCGTCGGGTGGTGGCACGCCCGGCAGCGGCGGATCGACCTCGACATCCTCTGGCCAATCTGCCTCAAGGGCGCGAACGACCTCGATCACGCCAAGGCGGCGTTTGCCGTTCACGCCTACAACGATCCGGCTTGGCTTGAGCTGGGCGAGGACCGGATATTCCAGTTCATTGACCGGCTTGAGCGGGTTCCTACCGGAGGGAAAGAACTCTGATGCCGATTATGCGGACCTACATGTGCGGCGAATGCAGCCACCGGATGGAGGTTGTCTTGTCGGCCGAGCAATGGGACGCGCCGCCGCCATCGTGCGAGAGCTGCGACGCCCGCATGGGCCAAGAGTTCAAGCCGCCCGCGATCGGCGGCTCAGTCAGCATGAGAGCGCACCGGCTCGCCGAGGACATCATCGCCAACGACTACGGCGTCGCCAACGTCACGTTCGACAACCGACAGGGCGGCACGCCAAAGGTCCGCTACAAGGATCAATCCGCGACCGCGCTGCAATCGACGTGGGGCGGGCAGATCGCCAACGCCGTCGAAACCGCCGCCGCGATCGGCAAGCAGACCCGGCGCGAGAATGGCGGCTTCGACGGGCTCGACATGCTCAAGGCCAACTTAGCTTCCGGCGCCCAGCCCGATCTGATCGAAGCGTCGCGTAGGCGCGCGATCAAGGTATGGTAACACATGGGCGAAGTGTGGAAGCCGATCCCCGGTTATGACGGTCACGAGGTATCCGATCAAGGCCGGGTCAGGTCTGTCGACAGATGGCTGACCAATGCGCTAGGCCATCGGCGGTTCTACCGTGGTCGCGTGTTGCGTCCTCAAAAAGGGCCGGGTGGCTACAGCATTGTACATCTCAGCTTCAAGGAGATGACTAAATACATTCATCATCTAGTGATGTCGGCGTTCAAAGGTCCGACGCCAAACGGCCAAGAAATCCTCCATAACGACGGCAACAAGGCCAATCCACGCTTGAGTAACTTACGGTTTGGCACTCGTAAGGAGAACATGGATGACGCACGATTGCACGCGATCATGGTTGTCATAGATACACACCGTTGGATTTGGCCAGAAGATTAAGTCGATGGCTCTAAAAATTCCATCTAAGCTTGGAGATTTGCAGCTCTGGATTAGAGAAATGATAGATCAATGCATGGCCTCTAGTGAAGAAAGAGGAATGATCTACAGTAGAGCTGCGCAGTACTACTATATGGGCTCTATGGATAACCGGGCGGCCTTGTATAACAAAACCAAGCCCTTCGTCGACAAGCTCGCCGGTTTCCTCATGCAGCCGACCGACGTGCGCTTCCAGCTCATCTACGACAGCGGCGAAGACGACAGCATCCTTGAGCGCTCGCAGCTCGTGGCCGAAAAGCTGTCGATGGATTTCAGACAGACCGACGCGGACATCACCTTCGCGGAAGCCGTCGTTTGGAGCCTCGTGAACGGCTGTCAAATCCTCAAAGTCCTGCCCGACGGCGACAGCGGAACCTTCAAGACCGCGCCCGTGCATCCGCAGAATTTTGGCGTGCTTTCCGAGACGACCCTCAACCTCGACGAGCAAGAGGCGTTCTGCCACGTCAGCTATCCGACCAAGTCGCGCCTGCGCACGATGCTCCTAGAACACCCGCGCTACGAAGAAATCATGGCCAAGCTCGACCAACAGCCGGGGCCGATGCGCGAGGAGGAGGAGCCTACCTACTTTCACCAAATGGTTGTGGGCGGACTGCAACCACTGGGCGACGTTGGCGACGCCCCGTCTTCGGCAGCGGGTATCGTCAACGTCTTTCCCGTTCCCACGCCGTGGCGCCCGCAGCGCTCGTTCGCCCCGACCGTCAAGCACTGCGAAGTGTGGATCAAGGACCGCGACCGGGACGAGGATTGGACGACGATCCAAGTCATTTACGGCGCGGAGCCGATCATCATCGAAGGCGACGACACGCACCGCAACCTGTCGCGCGTCCCCGGCAAATCGAGCTTCGTCAAGGTGCAGCCGCAGCCGACGCCCGGCTATTTCTGGGGTCGCTCGATCATCGCCGACGTGCAGATGTTGCAGGACATGCTCAACAAGCGGATGCGCGACATCAAAGTGATGTGGGATAGGAACGTCAATGCCCCACAAGTATTCAGCGGGTTTACCTCCGTCACCGAGGAACAATACTTTAAGATTGTCAACGAGGGAGGTTTCATTAACGATCCAAACCCTAACGCAAAAACGACGAAACTACTGGACCCGCCGCCGGACAACTACTTGGAAGAACTCGAATTTATTTTCAAACTGTTTGATGAAGCATCTGGGTTCTCGCCTATCATGTCTGGATCAGGAGAGCCGGGCGTCCGAGCTGGCGTCCATGCTCAAACTCTGGTGCGAACTTCGTCCCCCCACCTCATCAAACAAGCCGCAACGCTCGAACGGCAGCTCGCGGATTGTGGGTGGCTGGCGCTCCGCATCATGCAAGCCATGGACGCCCTCATCTACACCACCGCCGACAGCCAAATCGAATTTCTTCTCTCCCAGCTTCCGGGCAATTTCCAAGTCCAAGTCGACAGCCACAGCGCGTCGCCAGCCTTCGCGGAGGACAATCGTCAGGTGGCTATTGCGCTCGCTAGAGCGGGAGCGATCGACGCCGAAGACCTGATCCACATGCTCCACCCGCCCGGCGCAGAACTGCTTCTGTCGCGCTTGAAGCAGCGGCAGAAAGCCCAAGCCGCACAGGCGAAGGAGGAAAAGACCGAAGGCATGATGATGCAGCTTTTGGGCATCAAGCCGGGCGGCGGCGGCACGCGCAAGAAAGCAGGCGGCGCAAAGCCAACTTTGCAGTGATGCAATAATCGGCTAGCCTCCCGCCGTCCCAGCCCATGTCCCCTTGGGCTTACCGCACGGGACGACCGCCCTCGCTAGCAGATTAGCCCCCGTCGCGGGGGCGGCCTCCGGGGAAACGAAATGGCGAACGGCGACGTAACCGACGACGACCCTGAGATGGGGCAAGACCAGCCCCCGCCCGGTGGCGCTCCTCCCGGTCCTCCCACTGGCGGCCAGCCGCCGGGCGACAGCGCGCCGATGCAAGGCGGCGACCTCGCCGCCTTCGCCCGCTCGAAAATGGGCGCGCAAGTCTCGGCGCCCGGTCCAGGCAATCAAGCCGACAGCATGAACCTCATCATCCAGGCGATCCAAACGCTCAAGCAGGCAGGGCTTGGATTGCAGCCGGGCAGCAAGCTCCACTCCGACGTGTTCCGAACAATCAGCCAGCTCTCGCGCCACCTTGGCGGCGCGGGCGGCATGGGACCGGCCGTCGGCATCCAGAAAACGATGATCGGCGACCAGCTCAAGCGCACCATCCAGAATGCGCTTCTGCAAAAAATCATGGGCGGTGGCGGACAAGGCCAGCCCGGCGGCGGTCAGGGCGGCGCTCCGATGCCTTCAACCCCGCTACCGGGGAGTTGATCCCCGTGCTACGAAAAGCGCGCTCAATTTCGAGCAGGGGATACCGTGACATGATGAACAGATTTGTTTTGACCGCCGCACTACTGGCGGCGAGCGCCGCGCCCAGCGCCGGGGCAGTCGTCTCCGTCGCCAACGTCGGCACGATCCTCAACCAGAGTAAGGCGCTCCCAGCCGAGGCAACACCCGGTCTTGGCATCCCCTTCGCGCAGTTCTTCTCTTTCAACCTGCCGGTGACGGAAACCGTCAGCGCCTCGATCAGCGACAGCGGCGTCGGCGATGAGAAGATCGTCGGCGGCATCCTTTCGCTCAACAGCCAAACCGGGATCGGACCCGCGCCGCTCGCTATTCCGATCGGAACCTTAATCACGAGCTCGCCCTTCACCGATACGGCGGGCGGCCAGGAGGCGACCGTCGGGCCGAACATTCTCGGCGCCGGAACCTACTTCGCCGAAGTTTCCGGAACCAGCGGCGCGTCGCCGATCAATCTGGCGATCGACGGCACGGTGACGGCGACCACGACGGTCCCCGAGCCTTCGACTTGGGCGATGATGCTCATCGGCTTCGGCTTCATGGCGTGGGGCGCGATGACGCGCCGAGGAAGCACATCGCCACGGGACCGAGGCTGTGCGGCACAGCGAGACGGCGCGACAGCCCCGCCCGTCGCGCTCCGACCTTCCGCCCGAGGCGAGCGGCCTCGACCAGTACCCGGCCGGGCCGACGCAGCCGCCGAACCGGCCGCAACGGTGACTGTCATGCATATGGGTTGACAGTCTAACTTAGACTTGGAGGAAAACGTGGCTCAGAACCGTTCATACGACCCGCCGATCACGTCGCCCCCGGAGACGCCGCCGAGGACGATCCTCCAAGTCGACACCCAATCGGAAATCTCGGAGTGGGGTGCGATCCCGAAAGTGGTACCCAAGCCGGAAGGGGGCGTCCCACTCCAACCGTCCATCGTAGGCAAGGACAACAAGAGCTAACCGGAACGACCAAAGCGAGAAGCAGCTAACGGTCGGGGGAGGACGGGCCGTGTTGAGGCTAGGCGTCCTCCCCCAGTCATCGGAGTTTTAGATGCCCCGCACCATCTCGGACGAGGAATATAAATACCTCCAAGACAAGCGGATGACCGCCGACTTTGTCGAAAGCATCTACAACGATCCGAAGTTCAACAAACAGGCGAAGGCGCTCATCAAGGAAAAATATCCGAACCTTTCCATCCCCGACTTCGATCTTGAACAGAAGGTCGAGCAACGGTTCAGCGCCGAGGACCAGAAGAAACAGCGCGAGGCGGCCGAGGCGGCGGCCCGCGCCGACCGCGAGGCTTGGAACGCCAGCCGCGCCAAAGTCCAGAAACAATACGGTTTCACCGACGAGGGGATGAAAGACCTCGAAAAGTGGATGCACGAACGCGCCGTCGCCGATCACGAAGTGGCGGCCGAATACAGGGCGAGCAAGAACCCGCAGATGTCAGCTCCGACCCATGACAGCCAGTTCTGGCATCATGAAAAGGCGGATGGCTTCGCCGAAATAGCCAAAGACCCGGAAGCGTGGGGACGCAAAGAAATCCTAGGCGCAATCCACCGTGATGAGGAGCGCGCCCGAGGGAGGTAATTAAATGCCCCTGCTTGGCGCGGGAATTATTCCAGCCGGTCCCATCGGTCTGGAGCTGCAAGCAACCGTCCGCCGCGTCTTCGCGCAGATGGTCGTCATCTTAATATACAAACAAAATCCGCTCCTCGCCCTTCTCCTCCGTAACGCCATCCGGGCCAGCGGCGGCGTCTCGCCCTACACCCAGCCGGTGCAGACGGGGCAGTACGTCCAATCGAGCTGGATCGGACCAGCCGGGCAGTTCAACCTGCCCCAGGACGTGGCCGCAACCGTCAATGCGGAATTTAACATGTGCGCGCTGGCCACGCCGGTCAGTTCGCTTGGCCTCGAACAGCTCGTGACGCAAGACGCGATCGCCGTCGCCTCCCGCCTCATGCTCAAGCTCAACGACCTAAAAAACAGTTCGTTGCAGGCGCTCACAACCGCTTTGTTCGGGCCTCCGGTCACAAATGTCCTGCAAATGTTCTCGTTACAGGACGCTTATGGCAACGCGACCACCGCGCCCACCTATGGCGGATTAAGCCGCGTCACTTATCCCGATTGGCAGGGCTTGGTGACAACCGGCGCAGGCGACATCCTGACCCGCGCCGCGTTCATCCCCAACATGCTGGCGGCGGTGAAGAACAGCGGCGGCGAGGCGCTCGACTTCATGGTCATGAGCGTCGAGGACTGGACCACCCTCCTCACCGACTTCATGAGCGTCGAACGATACAACAACGATCCCAGCTCCCGTTGGGGCAAAGATGACCCGGTCAATTCTGGGTTTAGAGGTTTGCTTTTGGGGGATACCCCGCTGTTTTTCGACTTGAATTGTCCGCAGGGTACCGCCTATGGATTTAATTCAAAATACATCACGCTCGTGGTACATGAAGATGCAAATTTTGCGTGGACCGGCTGGTACTCCACCATCCCGCAAGGGCAGATCGCGAGCGTGGGTCTTTCGATTACTGCGCTCAATCTGGTCTGCTCTAAGCCATCGACCGGGATGCAGATAACCGGCATCACGGGAGGAGCGCCGTTCTAAATGCTGCCCGTCAGCGCATGGCCGCCCGGACCTCCCGGCGCTTCGCTGTCGCCGTTCGGACAACCGCGCCAAGTCAAGGTCTGCGGTAACGGGTTCGTGATCCCAAAGGGCGCGTGGATCGTCGCCACCGGCTCGAACTGCGTCAAAATGTTCTACCCGCCTGTCCAGCGGTTCCCCGCGCAACGGACGCTGGGGACCGGCCTGCTGCCGGGCTCCATTCCGCCGCAACGCACGACAATGTGCGGTTGCCCGCCGAAGCCGTGCGGCCCACCGACGTTCCGCAAGTTCAACGATGAAGTCGAGGCGTTCCGGGCGTGGCAGCGCGCAACCGGCCAGACCGACCCGCCACTCCGCTCCTTCGCCGGGCGTCGGCCGCCGAACTGGTTCGGCTGGAAGTTGGTCCCCGCGCCCAGCTCCACCCTCGTTCCTTCCGGCGCGTCCGGGCTCGTGATCGCCGACGGACAGAACGTCGTTATCACCGGAAGCGGCTGCGCCACCATAACGCAGGCGTACAGCGTATGAGCAACGGCACCCCCCCGATCCAGCCCGCGCCCGTCCCGCCCTCGATCGCGGGCATCCCGCAGCCCGTGTTCGGCAGCGGCAGCGCGACCGTTCCCGCCACCAACGTCCCGATTACCGGCTCGCCAATCATTCCGCCGCCGCCGATCGCCAATCCCGTCGGCGTTCCCGTTTTCCCTCCGACCGGGGGGAACACCGCACCCGTCCCGATCCCGCCCACTCCGCTCGTCGGCCCGGCCGTCGGCCCCGCGCCCGTCCCGCCCTCTATCCCCGGCGTCCCGCAGCCGCAGTTCATCCCGCCCGGCAGCGCGATCGTCCCGGCAAGCCTGTTCCCCGGCTACTTCACCACCACCCCGCCCTCGCCGCCGATCGTGTTCGCCAACATCTTCAACATGGGCGCCGTCCCGCCGCCCTCGACGCCCGGCCAAAACCCGCCCGCGATCATCCCGTCGCCGGTCGCGACCATTCCGCAATTGCCGTGGAACCCGAACCCGAACCGGGGGCCGGTTAACACCGTGCCGCCCGGCATCACCCCGCTTACCTCGATCCACGTCGGGCAGTCGCTTGCCGGGACGACCGGGACGTGGACCGGGGCTTCGCCCTTCACCTACACCCGCCAATGGCTGCGCAACGGCTCACCGATCGCAGGCGCGACCGGCGCTGGCTACACCCTGATTGCCGCCGATCTGGGCGCGGACATCGGCATGATCGTCACGGCGAGGGACACCAATGGGCTTGAGACGAGCGCGGGCGCTCCTCCTGTCGGGCCGGTCCTCGCCGCCATCCCGGTCGTCAGCCCGGCGACCTTCAACCTCACCCTGCCGCTCACAGCCAACCAACCCGTCGGCAACGTCGTCGCCAGCAACAGCCCGACCGCCTTCGCCATCACGACCGGCAACCCCGCCGGTTATTACGCGATCAGCAACGCGGGCGCGCTGACCGTCACAGCGGCGGGCGCGGCAGGCATCCCTGCCGGAACGGCGAGCTTGGGCGTCACCGCCACCAATGCGGGCGGCACCAGCCCGGCCGCCACCATCACCGTCATTGTCGCCGCGCTCCTCGCCGCCGACGAGGAGGATGACGAGCCGACAACTCTGCCCTCCCGAGCTGCAACGCATAGGCCCAAGCCACGCAAAAAGCGGTAAGCTGGCCCCATGCTCGCCGCTTACGTCAGTGAAGTGCAAAGCCACCTGAACGACACTCAGGGGCAATTCTTCACGATCCCGCAGCTCACCGCCTTCATCAATCGCTCGCGCCGCCGCATCGCCGCCGTCTCAGGCTGCATCCGTCTGATCCCGCCGGGATTGCAGACCAAGCCCAACCGCGAAGTCTACCCTTTCAGCGAGTGGGACGCGCTCGTGCAACAGATTTGCCCGCAGGCGCAAAGCATCCTTTCCTGCAGATCGCTCGCCATCGGCATCGGCGGCGCGTGGCAAGAGGACGCCGACGGCATCTGGTCGATCACTGGCGGAACGTGGAAGCCGCTTTGGAAGCGGATCGTGTGGACCGATTTCCAGGGCCGGTTCCGCATCTATGGCGGGACGTTCTACGGCACGATCAGTCAACCGGGCTGGTACGCACAATATGGCGTCGGCCCCTTGGCCGCGCTCTACCTCGCGCCGATCCCGTCGATCGCCGCGCCGATGGAAGTCGACCTGACGATCATCCCCAAGCCGTTGCTCACCGATGTCGACCTCGAGCCCATTCCCTACCCGTGGACCGACGCCGTGAGCTATTGGGCCGCTTGCCTCGCGCTCACCCAGCAGCAGCGCAAGGACGACGCGCAGGCGATGGCGGAGCTGTTCAATTCCGACTTGCCTATGTGCGCCGCCGTCGTCTGTCCGCAGATGGTCATGAACGCCTACGGCGCCACGATGAGGAGCGCGTGATGGCGAAAGACGCGGGACAGATGCACGGGCTGCACCAGCTCATGCGCTCGTGGTTGCTGGCCGAAGACCCCTACGGCATGAACCAACGCATCGAGCCGACCATGGGAACCGTGCCGGGCGCACCCGCAGCTCCCTCGCCAGCGGCGTCCGGTCCTGACGCCATAGCGGCGGCGGCTCCCGCCCTTCGCGCTCAGAACTATGGCAGGGGCGCGGTGCAGCGCGAGCTGGGAAAGCCGACGCCGCAAAACGTCAACAGCGAAGCGTTCCAGGGCGAGCGCAATCCGCGAGCGCAAGGGTGGGGCGAGCAAGCCGTCGGGCAAGCGACCGGGCCTTCGCCGACCGCCGAAGTCGATCGCACCCGCGCGCAGGCTTGGGGCGAGAACGCCGTCGACAGGGCGCTCAACCCGCCCACCGGAAGCGGCGGCGGCTTTTGGATGCCGGGCGAGGCGGCCGACACGGCGAGCGCAGTAGGCGAGCAAGCCGTGGCTGGCGAGCTGGCGAAGAAGGCGCGAGGAAAGGTCGCGCGAGGGCGGCTGAAAGACCCGCAAGACCCGGACGACCGTCAACCCGAATGAGTGACGTAACGTGCCGGGCTTGACATATGCCGATCCAATCTGATAATCCTTTTGACCTGACAACGGTCGAGCAATGGCGCGGATTGAACCAACAATCCAAGCGCGGCTCGATCGACGATCAAGAGGAATGGTGGAATGAGAACTTCTTCGCGATCGGCCCCGGTAATCTGCGTACATGCTGGGGACCGTCTGCTCCCATTTACACCGCCCCGGCTGCAACGACGATCCTTCGGATCTTTTTTGGCTTCTACGGCAATCAGACAAGTCAGTTTGGCGCTCCTCCTCCTGGTGCCATGGGCTGGATGTTTCTATCTGATGGCACAATTGACGAGGTTGATCTTGATACCGGCGTCACGACGGGCTTGCGCGCGGCTGGCCCGACTTGGCAACCCGTAGCCCCGCAATATTGGGCGACCGCCAAAGTCTGGCGCCCGGCGTTCATCGGCTCGACCGTCGGCCAGCAAGGCGGCGTCCTGTTCGGCAGTCCAGCCGGGCTCTACGCGTGGGACGGCGTAACCCTATCTGCCCCCGGCTCGCCCGCCCCCGATTGGCTCACCGACCTCGCCGAGACGGACCCGACCGCGCCAATCCCGCCAATGCCCTCCGGGCTCCCCGGCATCTATGGCATGGAGGTTTACAGCTCCCGCCTCTGGGTCATCGGCAAGGATGTCTGTTCGTTCTCCGCGCCATCGAACGGCGCTGATTTCTCGACCGCCAACGGCGGCGGATCGTTCGGCTACTTCGGCGATCGGCTCGTGTACTCGTTCATGGACATCGCAGCGAGCGCCGGATACCTCTACTTTTTCGGCGACAGCTCGATCGACGCCATCAACAATGTCACTCTGATCGGCACGCCCGGCCAGCTCACCCAGCCCGTCACGACCGATTTCAATTACTTCAACGTCGACCCGCAAGTCGGCCAGCGGTTCCCGCGTCCGATCGGACGGCTGGGGCGCTACTTCACCATGTTCAACGGCGCAGGGATTTCGCTCCTGCAAGGCGGCGAAGCCGTGCCAATCGGCGACAAGGTGACTGGCGTTTGGAACAAGCTCGACACGTCGCAATATTTGCCCACGTTCGCGCCTGCGACGATGTTCGGCTTTCGCGTCATGCTCCTCAATGGACGCTTCACCGATCCCTTCGGCGTCACGCGCTCGCTGTTACTCATGTTCCACCCGACCAAGGGCAACGAGTTTTGGAGCGTCGCTAGCCAAGGCTTGGAGCTGACCAACATCGGCTCCTACGAACAGGACAGCACCATCACGCCCTACGGAACCGATGGACGCTCGCTCTATCGGCTGTTCGCCCAGCCGAGCCCGACGCTCGTCAAGCGGCTGTCGACCAAGCAGTTCCGGGTGACATCCAGCAAGCTGTCGGCGCTCACACTCAAGAACGTCAAGCGGCTCTATGCCGAAGTCGCCGACAATGACGGGCGCGGCGTCTCGATCACCGGAACTGTCACCTGCGGCGGCGGCGGCATCCCCGGCGGCGTCGAAAGCGTCGATTTCGAGCTGACGCGCGGCGTCCCGTTCGGCATCCTGCCCTCGCCCCTGCACGGGGCCGGGATTTGGTCCGCCATTGACTTACAGACCAATTCGCCGGATTTTAATTTGGAGCGGCTCCATCTGGCCGCCGAAGAACGCACCCTCTTTGGGGCGTAGAAAGTCGAAGGTGACGCCACGTCGCGTCAGCCCGCCGCGTGGCCTTGCTCAACATCAGGAGAACGCCATGGGTCCGACTACGCATTGGGATGACTTCACCGAAGACCGCCGGGGCCGTCGGCGCGGTCGAAGGGGCCGTCGGAGGTAGCCATGGCGAGACGGCTTAGACAAACCCGTCGAGCAAGGCGCATCCGCGCTCGCAAGCGCCGCTAGGCACATGCGACGCATTGGGCTGCGCAACACTCAAAATGCTGCGCGACAGCTCAAGCCTAAAGGCTGGCGTCTGCCACGGTGGACGCCTCGCCTGAACAGCTACCGCAAAGGCAGGAGGATGTGATGGCGAAAGGCGTGCGGCTTGGACGTCGCAGCCGCGTCGATCCCGCTGGCAGGCTCCCGACAAAACGACCGACCACCCGCATCAAGCGCGCCCGAGGTCATCGGCAGGGAACCGGCAGGGGCCGTCGAGGGCGGAGGAACCCATGAGACGGTCGCCGGGACGCGGCGGCCGAACCGGACCAGTGAGGCGAGGCGGCCGACGGTGACAATTCTCGGCGTTGACATTGGCGCGGGGGGCGCGCTCGCCGTCTTGACCGACGCGGGCGAGCTGGTCGACGTGTTCGACATGCCGTGCCTGCGCGACGGCCCGGCAAAACGGAGAACCATCAATGCTCCGCTCCTGGCTGAAATCGTCTACAAATCTCACGCCGATAGAGCCTTTGTTGAACGCGTCGGTCCTCGACCTATGGAGGGAGCTGTCGGCGCTTTCTCCTTCGGAGATGCAAAAGGCGTTGTCCGTGGCGTCCTCGCTGCCGCAGCTATACCCACCATCTTCATCACCCCCGTCACATGGAAGCGCGTCGTCGGCGTCCCGCCCGGCAAAGACATGAAGGACATGGCGCGCAGCAATGCAATCAATCGCTGGCCGGGCAAAGCCGCGCTGTTCGGACGCAAGATGGACGACGGCAGAGCCGAGGCGGCGCTCATCGGCCTCGCCGGGCTCCTGCGCTTCAACGATGTCATCGAACTCATGCCGGTTGACCTTTTGAAGGCCCGCGCCGCAAAGGGGTAAGCCATGCGCCCCTTACTTGATCTGCGCTTTTTCGCAGATTTGCCGAAATTCCTCTGGTTCGATAACGGCGACGGCTCCTCTGGCGGCGACGGCACGGGCGGCGATAGCGGCACATCCGCAGCGGCGGCCTCGTCGGCGGCGGCCGACGCGGCGGCTGCGGGTTTTGGCGGCCAAGGCGGCACCACAGGCGCACCGGCTGGCACCAGTTCAACCGGCACGGGCAGCTTCGGCGGCACAGCCGACAGCGCGGGCCCCGCCGCATCCGCCACCGGCACAAGCGTCGGCGTAAACGCAGCGGGTGGCGGCGCAGCTCCCGGCGGCGCAGCTCCCGGCGGCGCAGGCGGCACGGCGGGCAGCAGCTCTGGCGGAACCGGCGGACCCGGAGCCGCGACCGGAGCGGGCGGCGGGGCAACCGGCGGACCCGGAGCGGCAACCGGCGGCGGCGGCGGAACCGCATCTGGCGGATCCGGCATCAGCGCGAGCGTCAGATCGGCGCTTCAATCCCTCTTGGGCGGCAACCCGGCCGACGCGCTCAGAGGAGCCGTCAGAAACGCCCAAGTCGACTTCGGCGTGCCGGGCGTTCCGAGCTTGGGCGTGCCGGAAGGCGTCGGCGGTCAGGGCGCCGCGCCCGTCGGCCAAGTCACAGTCTCGCCGCTTGGAGAGCCCGGACCCAACTTAGCCACGCTGGCGCAACAACTGTTCGGCGGCCAAGCCGCTCAAGCGGCGCGCGGCGGCATCGGCTCCGACACGACAAGCCCGGCCACGAACACCACGCGAAGCTCTGGCAGCTCGACGGCGACTTCCGCCAATACTGGCCCGACGTCCGGCGGCAATGCGCCCGGCGTCGGCGGCGCGGCGGTGGGCGGGGGTTTGGGCGGCCCGGCCGACTTCGGCCCAGCTCGCGGCTCGATGGGCGATGTTTCCACGGCGGCTGTCGGCCCGAACGCCGCTCTTGGCGGCGGTCCCGGCAATGCGTCCGAAACCGCGACAGGCACGCCAGCCAACGCCGCGCCTACAGCCACCACTGTCGCTGCGCCATCCCCGGCGGCGGTGACAAGCGGGCTTGGCTCCTCCGCTCCCGCCGCCGCTGCGAACGCCGCTTCGCCGTCCTCGCCAACCTCACCCAACGCTCCCAACGCGCCAGCGCCCGTCGACATGGGCGGGCTCCTGAACCTCGTTTTGAGCCTCGTCATGGGCGGCAATCCGGGGCCGCAACTGACCCAGCTCGCTCAAGCTGCGGCCCGACCGCAGCTTGCGCCAAACACACAGGCGGGAGCTTAATGGCGCGCGGATCGACAGCGCAGAAACGAGCGCGGCGGAAGAACCTCCGCCGAGCGCGCCGTCGGCGGCGAGGACCGGGAAAGAGGAAGTGATGGCTGACAGACGCACATGGCCCTATGGCAACCACGACCCGGTTCTGAACCGGAACGCGCCGGAAGCCTACTTCACAAGCTCCAACGGCTATCATCGGTCAGATCGCGATGTCGCCGGGCCGTTGCGTACGGGAACGACGCCCGAGGCTGGCCCGAAGGGAACGCCGGTCAGAGCCGATCGTGATTTTACGACCGATTACGGCATGGACCGGATTGATCCGACAGCCGGGAGGGACATCAACAAGGGCTCTAGCCAGCCGCCGCCGCCCTACAAGTCCACCCTTATAGCGCGGAAAATCCGCGGCCGTGGCGACGACTAAGCAATGGCGCGACCGGCCATTCAGCGAAAAAATGGAGCTGATCGCCGCGATCGAGGACATCCGCGCGTGGCGCTTCGGCTCCGACCGGCCGTCGTCGTTGCGGCCAGCCGCGCAGTCGGCCGCCGAGCTGGGAGAGTGGCTTGACCGTTACCCTCAAGCCCAAAAAAGTTTTCGATTGGAATAAGCTGACATGGGGGCGGCCCGACAGCCCGCCGTCGGTCCTCTGTTCCTATTGCTCCGCCGTCCTCCCCGAAGATCACGTCCCGCTCATCATGTCGAACAACCAAGGCTGGACGGTGCGCTTCTGCGAGAAGTGCATGGAAGACATCTGGGGCCTTTTCTCGTGAGCATCGCCAGCCTCCTCCACTACCCGGACAACCCGCGCGCTCAAGCGGCATGGGCCTTCGATCACCAGCAAGAGCATCAGAAGCTCGTCGCCCAAATGCGCTACCCGAGCGCCTTCAACCTCATCAACTATTTGCTCGATCCGATGCCCGGCGACGCGATGAACGGCGCCAGCCTTTGGGACATGAACCACCAGCAAGCCCATGACGACGCCGCCAACTGGTTTGGTGTACAGCCGACGCTGACCCTCATTGATAGCACCACCCAGAGTAACGGACCATTTCAGTGGTTTCTGTTCATCAATTCCCAAGAACACAACGCCTTGAACTTGGCGGCCATGCGCAGCGGTTACGGCTTATAACCGAGGACGACATCGGCTGGATGCTCGAACTCGGCGATCGGCGCTATCCCGGCCGGTACGATCGCCTTGGCACCGAAATGTGGTTCCGCAACATCGTCCTCAAAGGGCCGATGATGTTCCTGCCGATCCGCTCCGATCACGCCTTCCTCATTTCCATGCTCTCGACCACCCCTTGGACCCCGCACACGCCAGAATGCAACGTCACCTTGGTCTGCGCCGACGAAGGCAAAATGTGGCAGGCGGTCATGCTTCTGCGCGCCTCGATCGAGTGGGCGAGGCGGCGCAAATGCTCGATCTGGCGGATCAGCTCCGAGACGGATTTCGATTTGGAGCCGATCGCCGCTAAACTCGGTGCGCGAGAAGCCAACGTCCGATGGCAGATGAGGCTCTAAATGAGTTCAGTCGGCAGCGAAATCGGCGGCAAGGCGGCGGGCGGCGAGAACGTCAACCAACAGCAATATCCGTTCTTCACCAGCCCCGGCGGCGTCACCCCCCAGCAAGGCGCGCTGGCCGAATACGACTACGGGCAGAACCTCACCGAAGGCCAAGCGCAATTCGGCGGCGGCGACGAGGGCGGCGGCAACGCGCTTTCGACCATGGCGAGCCAAGTCGCGGGCGGCGCGAACATCGGCAAGGCGCTCAACTTGGCCGGGTCAAGCGACGCGAACCAAGGGGCCGATTATTCGGCCTTCGGCAACGCCATCAACATCGACCAGCAAAACAACGAGAACCTTCTGGCCGAAAACGAGCAAAATCTGCAAAACGCAACCAGCCTCGCGTCGCTGGCCGGTAGCGCGGCGGGCGGCCAAGCTGGCGCGACAACCCACCCGAGCACAACATGAGCACAGGCGGCGGAGCCAGCGGCAAAGAGGCGGTTTCCGGCCTCGACACCAACCTCCAGCAAGGTCCGTTCGAGTTCGGCCCGAGCCAGTTCGACCAAGGCGCGATCGACGCCGCCACCCAAGGCAACCAAGCCACGACCGCCGCGCGCTACAACCAGCTTGGCATGGGCGGCAGCACACCGGAGCTGCAAGACCTCGCCAGCGCCGCCAACTTGGGGCAGGCGACGACCGGGCAGGAACAGACCCAAGACGTGAACAACCCGGCGTTCAACCCGGCGTTGCAGACGCCGCAGACCAACATTCCGACCTCCGCCGTCTTGGCGGCCAATCAACAGAACATCCAGGCGGGACAGCAAGCGGGGGCGGCGGCTGGACAGGCGGCGGGAACAGCGGCGGCATTCGCATGAGCAACGTCGGCGACGCACTAAGCGGTGGCGGATCGAGCGCGAGCGGCGTCACCGATAGCACCTTCTCCGACGCCAGCCTTGGCGACCAGATGATGGGCGGGACCGGCGATTTTACCGGCGGCGACATCACCGCCAGCGACGCCGGGGGTGGCGGCTTCCAGAATTATAGCAACCTCACGAACGCACTCAGCGCCGCGGCTGGCGGCGGGACCGGCGCGAGCCCGGTGGCGGCGCAGACAGCTTCGATGACCCCTCCTGGCGCCGCCCAAACGACCGGCGGCGACCCCGTCGGCGCAGCTGGCGGGACGCAATCTGGCTCGACGCCCGGTTCAGCGCCGACCAACCAGAACCAGCAACAGCAGACCCAGCCGAACCAGAACCAAACCGATCAACAATACGCGCCGAAGTCGGCGACCGACCAGCTCAAGGCGTTGCTCAAGCAACTCTCGGGCAAGTCGCCGGGTCCGACCGGCCCCGTGCCGCAGGCCGGTCAAAACGCGCCCTTTGCTCTGCCGACGCTGGCGCGCGGTCAAACTGGCGCGCAGTCGCCCCCATGGTTCTACAACACGCCGATGTCAACGATCGCCCCGCCGCCAGCGCCCGTGCCGAGCGTCACGGGGGGCAGCGAAATGCCCGGCGGCGAACAAGGCGGTCCTGACACAGGCGAACCGCCCGGTGGCGAAGTCAGCGGCTCGACGCCAGCCAACGCCCGCATTGCGCCCAACGCCGCTACCCAGCCGTCCGCCGCCGTCACCCCGCCAGCAGCTCCGCCCGGCGCCGCGCCTGCCGTCGGCGGCGGACGGCAAATCACCGTCCAGCCGAAAGCGCACATGCCATGGCCGCAGAACGAGCCCGGCGAAGTCGCGCCCGGCGGGCCTGCCCTGCCGACCCGAAAACCGACCCAGCCGCCGCAAGCGCAGCCACAGCCCGCAGCCGCCGAACCGGCGGAGACGCAGGAAGGACCGCCGCCCGCCGCGCCCCGGCTGTTGCAAGACATCTCTGGGGCCTCGCTGGGCAGTCCGACCGCGCTCGCCGATCTGGCGCAGGCGGCGAGGATCATCGCACCGATGCTGCCGATGCTCGCGGGCCTCTTTGGCGGCGGCGGCGGCCGAGGCAGGCGAGGCGGCTTCCACGGCGGACGGTTCACCCACGGCGTCGGCGGCTTCCATCCCGGCGCTCACGGTCATCCGGCTTGGCGCGGCGCGTGGCCCTATCATCACCCGGTGCATGGCTGGGACATGCACCACCAGCATCCGGGCGGCGGCTGGTTACCGCTCAACCCGGCCGAAATGGGGGCCATGGGCGGCCAGCAAGGCGGACAAGACCCGAACGCGCCCAACCAAGGCGGCCCGGACCCGGATCGGCCGCCAAAGGAGACGGGCGCCCCCGTCGGAACGCCCGACAGCGTCGGGACCAGCGGCGCGATCCCCGGCGCGAGCGCCAAGGATGTCGACGCCTACACTCGTCAGGTGGCAAAGGGATACGGCATCGATCCGGATGTGGCGTCGAAGGTCTTGGCCCAAGAAAGCAGTTACGGGCAGGCGAGGCATCCGGGCGACAAAGGGACCAGCTTCGGACCCTTCCAGCTCCACTTCGCCCCCGACGGCAACGCCATGGGCGATCAGTTCAGGCGTGACACCGGGCTTGACCCGCGCGATCCGAGGACGTGGAAACAACAGATCGACTACGCCATGATGAAAGCCTCGCAAGAGGGCTGGACGCCGTGGACGACGACGATGAAGAAACTCGGCATGAACCCGTGGAGCGGCATCACCACCAATCCGCGTTATGCGGGCAAGACCTCGAACAAGCCGCTGGCGCGCGAGACGCGCGTCTCGCCTGATATGCTCGCCAAGCTGCCGCCGTCGAGCCAGCCGATGGTGGCGGGTCCATAGGTTAGACTGTCAACCCCTGTACGTGACATATGTCCGACACTTTTGGAGCCAGCGACCTAAACGCCGATATGCCGGGTCTTGGACCCCAGCCGGGGAACGTGCGCGGGCCGCCGCAACAGCTCCCGAGCGCGCTGGCAGGCTTGGCGAAGCATTTTCTGTCGAGCGGCGGGCGTCCGCCTCAACCCCAGCCGAAACCGCCGAAGCCGCCGAAACAATGGCAGATGGGCTCGACCGATCCGCCCGATCCGACCGCCTATAGCTTCGCCCCCGCTCCCGCCAATGCGCCACGCGAGCCCTCCAAGTTCACCCCGTACTTCCAGCCGGTCCCGCGCGACAGTTCGCAATGGAACCAGCCCGATCCGTACCCCCGGCTCCCGCAGTCGTTCGAGCTGCCGGGGCTGTTTCAGAACCTTGGCGGCTATTTCGGCCAGCACGGCGGTTTTGCCACCGGCCCGGCCGCGTTCGGCATGGCCGCCTACTCCAAGGCGTACCAAGACGCCTACGCCAAGGGGCAAGAAACCCGAATGCGGACGGCGAAGGAACAGCTCGTCCTCCATAGCGCACAGGTGGCGGAACTCGAACGCGCCCGCTCGACCGACTACGCCGACATGTTCGCCATGTACCGCGCGAAAGGCGGCGACGACCCGACTATCAACGGCGTCAATCTGCACGACGCCCTCTGGAAGACCGCCATCGAACACGGCGACAAAGACGTGATCGCCATGATGGAGGACGGCGCCAGCGCCGAGAAAGTCGGCCGCTTCCTAGCCGAACACGAGGCGCATATCCGCGCCTTGGAAGCCGCCAACAGCAAGTCGTCCGAGCAAGACGACATCGACGCCAAGCGATGGGGCCTGCCCGACGACGGCAAGGCCGCCGATCCCTACTCCACCAGCAAGACGCCCGACGCCGCCGCCTCGCCCGCAGCGGACAAGGTCGCCGGTCCCGGCGCTCCCACAACCGAGCCCGGAACCAGCCCAGCCCCGCCGCAATCCACGCCGCTCAAACCCTACGAGCAAGCCGGGCTGGACATCGCGCGCGGCAGACCGTCGACCGGCTTGCCGAAGAAGGTCGAGGACGCCGCCCAATCCTACGCCGCCGATGTCGATAAGCGGATGGACGATGTCGTCGCCCACTCGGCAGGGAAGACCCGCGAGCAAATCGCACAGGAATTGAGCGGCATCAGTCCCGCCATCGCCGCCGATTGGGGGAAACTGCTCGACGGCAAGCAGGGGCTCCCCGGCGGCATGGGCGCGATCGGCTCGCGGCCTTATTGGGGCAACCTGTCCGACCTCGCCGTCGCCGTTAAGCCGAGCTGGTCAGCGGCGGATTTCCAACGCATCCCCGAACTCAACAAGGAATACGACGCCGGGCCGACCGGCCGACGCATGGGCCGCACCGAAAGCATGGCGGCGGCCGGGCGAACCTTGCTGGAAGCCCTGCACCAAATCCCAGAAGGCGAAACGCCCCCCGAAGGCGCGCTGGAAGCGTGGTTCAACCACACCCTTTCCGGCGACAGCCAATGGGGCCGGGTGTTTTCCGCCTATCACACCTACGTCCAAGAGGCGCAGACCATCGCCAGCCAGACGGGCAATTTCCACGAAACCGACGTGCAGCGCGTCTTGCGCGAAACGCCCTACACCGCTGGACCGGAGTTCATTCGCGGCAGCTCGATGCTGGTCGACGCGCAAAACGCCGTCGACACCATGGCGGCGTTCAACGACGATTATAAATCCGTCGTCGGCCGCGACGCCCTGCACTACAACCCGAAGGCGATCGCCACCCTCCAGACGATCGCCAGCTACGATCCGAAGACCAAGCAATTCAGGGAGCTTCGCGATCCCACCTTGCAGGGGCTCGACCGCAGCTTTGACGCGCAGCAAGGCCCGAGCGGGCCAGCCCCCACGACCAGCCGCCTGCCGCCAGGATGGAGCGTGAGCCCGGTGCAATAATGCCGTCGTTCGAGCTGACATCGCCTTGGGGGCAGAAATACCGGGTCAACGCCCCCGAAGGCGCGACCCAAGAGCAAGCCTACGCCGTGCTGAAACAGCACTTGTCGCAGACCCAAGACAATCCGATCGGCCAGGAAGCCGCCGTCCAGCGCGACCGCGAGCAACCCGGACTGACAGGCATGGCGGCGCGCGGGCTGACCGGCGTCGCTCAAGGCTTCGGCGAGCTGGCGGCCGAGGGCGGCAAGATGATCGGCGTGAAGCCGGGGCAAGTTTTCTCGGACGAGGAAAAAGCCGACATCCGCCCGACCGAGAAGATCGGCCGCATCATCGGGCGAGCTGGCGTTCCCGCGCCGGGCGGGCCGCTCGTCCAAGGCGCAGTCGGCGGCGTCGAGGGCGCACTGCAACCGGCCGACAGTTGGACGGATCGAGCCAAGAACGCGGCGATCGGCGCGGGCGGCGCGACCGGCTTAAGCGCGCTTGCCCGGCAGTTGTCGCCGCGCGAAATGGCCCATATCGCCGGGCTCGTGTCCGGGTTTACGCATGGCGGCTTCGGCGGCGCTTATCTGGGTGGAACCTTGGGCCGAACGCATTTAGCCGGGAGACTTGGCCAGCTCGTCCAATCGCTCGCCACCCACTATCCTGGTCTGGCCGCGCAACTCGGCATCGGCGGCGAGAAAGCCATCGAGAAAACCGCAGACAGTCAACAGAGATGACCAAGTCAACTGATCCGCTTGACATCAACGGACGCCTCTATAAGCAAATCGGCAAGTTGCTCGACGACCTCGAAAGCGCCGATCGCGACGAACACATGACGATGCCGCAGCGCATCCAATCCCTGATCGCCGTCGGCCGGATTTTGACGATCTTCGCGACCCTGCGAAAAGGCGACTACGATTATGGCAACTCAGGAAGCGCCGTCCGAAAATATGCCGCCGCGTTCGCGCGCCCCGATGCAGCTCGTGGCGGAAAAGGCGCTCCCCGACCAACCCGCCAGCCTGTCCAGTTTGATAGCGGGGGCGACGACGACGCAGAGTTCGACGCCTAAGACGATGGCGTCAATCGCGGCGGGGCTCCCCTCGCGCGAAGGCGAGTTTCAACATCGCGCCGCGTGGAAAGCGGGCGTCATGGGGGCGCTCAACCTACTTGCGATTGTGCTTGCGGTGCGGCTTGTACTTCTGGTTGCGGTTCTCGGCGCGCTCTGGCTCGCCAAGCTCGCGCTCGACGTGCCGGTCGCCATGCAGATGCCAGCCCTTGTCATGCTGGGGGTCTACTGCGCCACCGTGGTCATTCCAATGGTCTGGCTCTCCAGCCGGAAATAGACGGTTTAAGCCCTCTTTAAGCGGTCCCCACCCCATTCAGCTACCCCTATACCGGCGTGTCGTCACTTTCGCGTCCTGCTACGTTACCGCGTACCGCCGTGAGGCGCTCTGGCATGGGGACATACTTGACCACGCGCAGCCCGTGTTTGTCGGTTTCGCTGATAGTGTGATCGGCGAACCACCCGACGCTGCCCCTCATGGCCGGTTCTTCCTTGCCGTCGACCAATTGCCGGGTCCGCAGCGTGTCGGTGCGCCCTGCCTTGCCGTTAGCCAGCAACCAGCGGGCCGCCGCGCCTTCGGGATAGCGCCACGAACCGATTTGCTCACCCTCAAACCAAACTAACCATTGCTGTTCGGTATTTGTATGTGGCGGGGACGGTCTGATCCAGTGCGCTTCGTCGTACCGCTTCCGTCCAATGACGATCACGATGTCGCTCATCGCAGGATGTCCAAAAGCCGCAAGAGGATCACAGACTGCCGCCCCCCGTCCCCGGCGTTGTGCCGAAACCAGCCGCGTGCCTTGGCGTCCCGGCACAGTTCTTTCAGCCGCTCGATCGGAAACATCAGGTAGACGAGCGTTTGCCCGTCCCGTTTCAGTTCATGCACCCAATAATCCGCCGTCGTTACGGAAATCCCTGACGGCTTGCCGTCGCGGGCGTACTCGATGCAGATGTTGCGCGTTTCTTCCCACTGAACTCTTTCGCTTTTCAGCTCGATCTTCTCGATCCGCTTGGCGGCGAAAATCTCCGCCAGCCCGCGCTCGTTGATGATCGCTTCCGAGAGCTGGAAATCGAATTTCTCGCTCTGCGAATGGAACACGCCTTCGGGGAACGGCATCACTCGCCCCCTTTCGGCAGCTCGCAGCCCAACAGCTTGCGCAGCTCCGTCTCCGCTTCCGGCGACATCCCGTCGCGGGCTTTCAGCTCTTGGACAATTTCGCAGCTCGCGCACCGCGTCGACGCGTCGACGCCGCCGAACCAGAACACGTCCATCTTGCAGTCGGCGCAGACAAACTCACGCACTGCCATCGCCCAAGTCTCCTTCCTCCGGGTTGACCAGCCTCAGTTGCACGTACTCGTCGGACTGATAGGCGACATCGGCGGGCGTCTCGACGTGGCGCACCGACGCATAGGCCCCCAGCGCCTTCGCCCGCTCCGTCGTCTTGTCGAGTGCGTCACAAAAGCTGTCGAGCGCGGCGGCCAGGATCGACTGATAGTGAGGATCGCGAAGCACGTGCCGGTGGAATGGCGGCGTGCGCGGGTTGTACGAGTAGAAATGAACCGTCTCGAACTCGTCGCCGACGAGAAGATGCCCCTGCGTCTGCGCGATGTAGGCGTCGTCAGGCCCCTCAAGCAGATATTGAAGCTGGGTCCACGGCGCGGGGCTCTTGATTTCGAGACTTTCGCGATGCCCCTTGAAAATCCGATCCGGCGACGCGCCGATCCGCCCGTCGTTCGACGTGACAAACCCACCGGGCTCCAGTTCGACGTCGTTGACGAACTCGAATTGCTTGACGGCGTAGGGCTCCTGTTCCTTGCCCTGCGCCACCCACTTCACGAACCCAATTTCGTCATCCATCGTCTCGTGCAGGAGCCGTTCCGCCACCAACCTATAGAGGTACTTCACCGCTTGCTTCGACGGCGCTCCCGCTGGCGTCACGATCTTGTGGAAGTTGCTCGATGTCGGCTTGCCGAGGCGTAGGCGATACCAATCCACCGATCCCTGCTCGACGCGATAGAGCTTCATGCGCTTCCTCCAAAGCCTTTAGTCTCGCCTCGATCGCTTCAAAACGAGCGTCGATCGTCCCCGCAACCCGGCCCATGGCGAGCGCCGCGCCGCCCAAGCCCTCCATCGCCTCGCGTTCACCCTCCGCGAGGACTTCCATCGCCGTCTTGTCCCGAAATTGGCCCGGCTTCCTCATGCTCTCCCCACTCCAAGTCTTCGCGGTTCGTGGCTTTCGCGTGCGCGTCTGCGCCGTAGCGGACGAACACCGTCCAATGGTTGAAGCCGGTAATCACGCCGCGTTCCGTCTTGCCGCCGACATAGCGGTTGCCGGTGTAGAGGACCGCCCGGCCGATGTCGGCTTCCGTCGGCTCGATCACACCGGGTTCTCCCCTTCGATCCGCTCGTCAAAAGCGCGGTTCAATTCGGCTTCGTCTTTGTGCGCGCACGGGAAGCACACCCATTTGCGCTTGCCGTCCGCCTTCTTGTGGCCGTACGGGCGCAGCTCATCCAGCTTGCCGCAGTCCTCGCAGATTTCCGGCTCGCGCGGCTCAAGCATGATGATCCGCTGCGGCATCCGGGGCAGCGCGCGTAAGGCGCGGGTGACAGCGAGGAGCTTGGCGTATTCGGGATTAGCACTCGCCTCCGCCATCGTCGTCTCAGACAGCTCGACGTGCTTCTCGCCGTCCCATTCCGTGACGTAGCCGCAATCCCCGCAGACCATGAGCGCGCCCATGGTCGGTTGCTCCGCCGGGCCCGTCAGGCCAGTGAACGGTGCGCCGCAGTGAAGACACGTCCCAGAATTGAAACGAACGCTCGTCCAATCGCCGCCCGTTGCGCCTGCCGCCGCGCGTCGTTTCTTCTCGCCCATCACTGACCTTGCAGCCATTCGGCGAAGCCGGGGAGCTGATAGTCGATCTGTTCACGATGCTTGGTCAGCAGGCTCTCGCGCGTGTAGCCAAGCGCCTCAAACAGGAACAGATCACGTTCCGCCTTTGCAGGCGTTAGGCGCGCATCGGGCCGCGCGAGGACGGTCTGCCCGCAGCACAGACAGATGTTCTTGTCAGTCGCTTCAATCCATTCCGCTTTGATCGTCATTGCAGCCGCTCCCTTAGAGCTGTTGTCGCCGGGTCCGGATCAGGCAGAGGGATGTCGAAAGACGGTCCCGGCGTCGGGGGTAACTGAGCCGGGACCGTCTCCCGCTTGGCGATGCGAACAACCGGGGGGCGATTGATCCCGCATCGCTGCGCTCGTGGATACTTCCAAATCGAATAGCAATGTTGGGCCGAAGCTGGATTTGCGACCGCCAGTGTGAGGCAGACAGCGAGGCTCAAGCCAGACAAAAACTTCACGGTAAGCTCTCCCTCGTCGCGCGATGAACCGCTTGTCCATTTTTCGCCTTCCTCTCGTCGCGCAGGCTCGTGTACGCATCCACCCATTGGTCGCGCATCTTGCGAGTGAAGCGCAGCTCCTCTTTTGAGCCGCTTGATCTTCCACCGCGCCAGAACCAGCTTGGCTTTCTTGCTCACTTCGCCGCCCGCTTTTGCTTCTTCTCGCGAAGCGCCATGATGAGGCGCGGAAAATCTCGCTGCCGGATGTCATGCAAACTCTCGGCGCCCGAAACCATCACCTTGAGGAACGCCGCCTCGTCGGTCGCCGTCGCCTTGATGAGGTCGACCAGCTCTTTGATCTGCGGCGCGTCGATCAAGGCTTCCAGCGCGCCGCGCGCATCGTCGTCTTTGCCCTTGCGCACGACGTTGCACAGATCGTCGGTCACATACCGCTTGGCGTAGCGTCGCGACGAGCCGCGCGCCTGCAATTCGTTGCGCCCCGGACCCTTGTCAGGCGGCAGCGTGTAGGTTGACGAACGCTCCCAGCCCCAGCCGCTCAACGTCCCTGTCACCGTCACGCCGTTGGCGTTGTCGGCCGATGCAAACGAGATGGCGAAACCGTGCTTGGCGAGGAGCGGCCGAAGCACGATGTCCATGTTCTCGATCGTCGTGAAGCTGTAGCGCCCGACCGGCTTGTTGTCCTTGACCAACTCGACCGTGCCGTCACGATCGACTTGTGGCAGCTCCGCAGAGAACTCCGCGAAATGCTGCATGAAGGCTTCGCGCGCTTGGTCGCCCAAGACTTCGCGCCTCATGCGCATCACGACTTCCATCTTGTCGGCCGGGATGTCGGGATTGGCGAGCATCTGCATGAGAACGCCCGCGAACGTCTCGGCTGGCGCCGGGACCGGCGGAGCCCATGTCGGAGCGGAGCGAAGATCGCCTTCGCCTTTCTCGTCGTTCATGCGCGTCCCTTCGTTTCTGGCTGGCTCTCAAAGCGGGCGATCATCTCGCGGAACAGCGTCACGATGTCCCTCCGGTCAGCGCCATTGCTGATGAAGTTCGCCCGTCCCTCGTGATCGTTGAACGGAAACACTAGAAGAAGCCGTATCGCTGGGTACCATTGATGAAATCAACAGCCTCTAGAGCCTCCCGCAGCGCCGCGATCTCGCGATCCTTGTCGGCGAGTTGGTCGAGACAATCACGCGCTGTCTTCAAGTAACCCTGTGATTGGCGAATAGCCTCGTCCCGCTCTCCCCGCGCCTTCTCCAACTCGGTTTCTAGGCGCTCAATCTCACGGCAATTGCTTTCGATCGAGGTGCGATCAAAGCCAGTCTTTCGGTCGTTGCCCTTGGCCTTGCCGTTGAACATCTCATCGAGTGCGCTCGCCATCGCGTTCATCATCTCGATGTATTGCGTCTCGATCGGCCCGTCGCCCAGCTTCTCGGTCAACAGCAAATCGCGAACCGTCTTGACCCATTGCTCAAGGATCGCGTCGCGCATCTCGTGTTCGCCTCGCGGATCGCCGACGATCTTGTGACCGCGCAAAAAGGTCGCCATCGTCTCCGCCATCGCCGCGCCGACAGCGTCCGGGTCTTCGCCTGCAAAAACCACGCGGCACATGGCCGCGAGAGCAAGCGCGCGGTCTGTCAGCTCGTGGGCTCGCTCCCGCGTCGTCATCAGTCGGCCGTGCCGGTCAGGAGCGCCATGATCCGCGCGACCGTCGCCGTGTCGGTCTTGGTGTGGATCATCCGCCCGTTGACGTAGACGGCGATCTGGAAAACGTCATGCGTCTCATCGAACAGCTCTTTCCCGATGGCGTCTTGGGCGATTTGCTGCGCCGCCCTCTGACGGTGTTCGACGGCGTCTTCGTTGCTAAACCGTTCGTTCATCTTTTCTCTCCGGTTGTGGATGCGCTATGACATACCATTGACAAGACGGTGTCAAGTGGTAGGAATTACACACATGAGCTTTCAAACCGAACTGGCGAGAGCAATCCAAATCGCGCCGTTGCCCGCGCTCGCGAGCGACCTTCGCGCCGTAGCGCACAAGGTCAATCACCCCATGGCGGCGATCCTCGCCAAGGTTCCCGGCGACACGCTGGCCGCCCGAGCCCGCGCCATCGGCGTCTCGCGTCAGACGATGTACGTGTGGGCGCAGGAGAAATTCCGGCCAAGCACCGAGCAAGCTGCGATCATCGCCGATCTGACCGGCGTGCCAATCGACGACATCCGCGACTATCAGGAGGGCAAAGATGACGGGACCAACGGCGCTGGAAAACCGGCTCGAAAAACGCGTCCGCGAGTGGCGAAAGCAAGCCGCAGCCTACCGGGCGGCGCAGCTCGATTGCGAGCCAAGCGAGCAGGAGTGGGACTTAAACCGGGAAAACGCGGACACGTTGGAGCGGTGCGCAAGCGAACTCGCCAGCGACCTGTCAGCGGGGAGAGTGTTTAGGCGGTCCCAATATGCCCCGGTTTCGTCCTGATAAATGCCCGTGCGGCTTGCCGTGGGACGAATGCCCGTGGACCCGCACCGCCAAAAGCCCCTTCCGCTGCCCACGCTGCGGCGCGGTAAGCTACAACCCGCACGACAAGGCGGAGGGCTATTGCGGACGCTGCCACGCCTTCGTGGACGACGACCCCGTGAGCGCCGCCTTCGTCTGCGCCGCCTGCGGCGCGCTGCAAGATCACAACACCATCCGCTGCGAAAAATGCGGCAAGCCGTTGGTGTTCCTACGCGAAGCCGTTGCGTGTCCCCTTGTTGTCGATGGTCAGCGCCATGTGACGCGGATCGAACCCTTGCGCGTTCATACCAAGATGGACCCACGTATTAAACTCGTGGATTAACTGGTCGATCCGCAGCTCCACCATGTGCGCCTCTAGCGCCTTGCAAATCTGACGCGGCGTCCCAAACCCCGGACAGCTAAAGTCGACCGCCAGCCCGCTCATGTGCGCGCTCGACTTGCTGCCGCCCACCGCCGCGTTGACGATCGGGCTGCGGTAGCCGGATGAAATCAGGATCGGCTTGTCGCCGAGAAGGCTGCGCACTTTCTCCATCGTTTCCGCCACCTTCAACAGGTTCCGGCGCTCCTGGCTGTTCTCACGCGGCACGTTGACAATCCCCTTGCGCGCCGCCGTCTGGCTGTCGGTGAACTCCTCCAGGGTGAAATGGGGCGTGAGCTGGGTCATGTCATGTACCTACGTTGACAGTCTACCCTATCATAACCTACCCGTTCCCCACATTCCATTCCCGTGATTAGAGATTTTGCCGCCTTGTCGACTTGCGCCGTTTTGGGCGGTTTTCAGAAGCCTCAGGCAACGGCGGCGTATTCGTAAGCAGAACGCAGTATAGCCTCCCCTCATCGGATGCCTCTCTACTTCACTCTACTTCACTATACTTTCGTCGCCACAATTTCGCCACATTCTGTAGTGGTCTCTCTGGGTGGGTCGAAGGCAGTGTTACAGGATTTCGGGAAAGCCGAAGCGGAGGCCCCGGAACGTCTCTCGGACCGGAACTCGGAGACGGCTGCGGAGCAGGCTGCCGGTTTTTCCCAGCGCCAAAAAGTGATCCCCGATTTTTTTTGGGGAATTTTTGGCAAAAATGGCGTCCCGTTTGGGCACGGCCGGTGACCGTATTCGGCGAAACTTTCCCGTGGAAAGGGTGACCGGGTGACCGTGGGTGACCCTATTTCCTATGTAGGACCAACGCGGGCGCGCGCGCGTAGGATGTAGACCCAGTAGGGCGAAGGGTCACCTAGGGTCACCACCATCACCCTTTTTCGGGTTTGCGCCAGACCACACGACCATGGTCGTGGTAGCCTTTCACATACCCGTCCTTTTTCAGAATTGCGGCGATCCGCTTCGATGCGGACATGTCGAGTTTGGTGAGGTCGCCGCCGTGTGTGATCGAGCCCAGACCATTCCAAATAAGTGCGATAGTTACGGTCGGAAGTGCAGACGCCACTTCAAGCACGCGATCGGTCCAGTTGTCGAAGGCTTGGCGCTTCTCTTGTTGGGGGGCGATGACCCTTCGCTCAAAGTTCTCGTCGGGGTGCCACCGCTCCCCGGCGTAGTAAGCTTCGCGGGCTTCGGCGAACAGCTGGTCGCGGTATTCGGCCAGCCAAGGCAGATCGACGTGGACGACTTTGACCGGCCAGAAGCGGCGTGCTCCCGTCTCGTCCTTGATCCAATCGTCGGTATTGGTGGTGCCGATGAACACGCACTGTCGCGGCTCGCGGCGCTCTTTCCGGCCGTACTTTGGGGTGTAGATTTCCTCCTGCCGGGTGAGGAAGGCTTTGAGCGTTTCGACGTCGGCGATGCGGTTGAAGGCGGCCAGCTCACTGATTTCTATCAGCCATTTGCCGCGCATGTGCATCGAGACGCGGACGTGGTCGCTGCCGCCGAGTGAGGGGACGTTGTCGGAGAAGTATTCCGGCCCGGCGAGCGCCCGGCAAAACTGGCTTTTCTTCCTGCCTTGCGGGCCTTCCAAGACCAGCATGTAGTCGCACTGGCAACCGGGCTCCAAGATCCGGGCGACCATGGCGATGGCGAAGCGGCGGCCGACTTCGCGGTGATAGGCGTCGTTGGGGACGCCCAGCGCGGGACAAAGCCAGTTTTCGAGGACCGGCGGGCGCACCGTGATTTCACTGGTCGTCAGCCACAGCCGCAGCGGGTGGACCGGGTTTTCGCGGGCGAAGTCCTCAAGCGCCCAATGGATCGTCTCGCGGGCGACCTTGGGCATAATCATCTGCATCCACTCTTGCAGGCGGGAGATGTCCTCCTCGTCGGCTAGGCGCGGGCAGTCGGCTCCGGGTTGAGCGTCGCCGCAGATCGGGGGCGGCGCCCGGACGATGACGGCTTGCTTCATCTCGTCGAAGGCGAAGGCGACGGCGAAGCCGGGCTCGTTGCGCAGGACAATCATGACGTTGCGAAAGTCGGCGATGACATTTCGGCCGCGCGTGCGCAGGAGCGAACGCCAGCTCGGCATCGGGACGAGTGTCGGTCCTTTAGCCATGGAACGCCTCCGACATCAGGCGTTGCACGTCGTCTTGGCCCAGCTCGTCTACGAGCCCGTTGTCGACGGCCCATTGTTGAAGAACGTCAACTGCGTCGGCTCCCTCAAGGTGACCTTCTCGCCAGAGATAGCCGCGCGCCCAACAGAGGGCGGCAAAGATTTCGACTGTGTCGGCTGGTGCGTCTGGCACGTAAATTCCTCCAAGTGCTTTCGGCAGAACCATTGCGGATGGTGAGGCCAGCCCACCGCAACGAAAGCGAGGAGGGAGCCGCACACCGCACAGGGATGGTCGCCGGGGTAGGGCTGGTACGGGCGAGCTGGCGCGGACCCACGCACGAGCGCATCGAGCGACTGCGCGTGTAAATCTAACCAGTTGTCAGGAGGGGATTTTTCGCCTACATTCGGCATACCTTCCTCGTGCGCTTTTTGTGCCCGTGGTCGGGCTTTTGGATTTGCCTTCCGAGAGTGGGGCTGCGGCGCACGTCGCGGCCCCTTTCGTTTGATGCTACGCTCGCCGCCGTCGCCCTGTCGAGACGCCAGCAATAGTGTCAACATGTTCCTACGACACCCCAGCGATAGACCGTCTGTCGTGGTCGATCCGGCCGCCTTCGGCGTCGGGTTTCCGCCGGGGCAAGTGGTCGGCCGCCCCGGTCCCCTTGGCCGTGAGCGCGTCATGTCTGCGCTGCCGCTCGATCCAGGGCCCGCCCTGCTATCGCCACCGACCGTTGTCCGCGATCCCGGCTCGGCATACCTCGCGGACCCGGACGGCAATCTGATCGGCGAGGCGGCGGTGTGGGTTGGTCGAATGCTGACCGCGCGCTGGACTGAGGACACGCGGCGGTTTTGACATGCCCCTCTCGCGCCGGTTCACTCCTGAACACCCGCCCGGTGAGAGTTGCAGTTTCGGGATTGATTTCAGCTTCATCGTCCCCGTCGGCGTCTCCCTCGCCAGCGGTTCGCTCGCCATCCTGACGAACACCGCGGCGCCGGCCGACGCGTCGGCGGATTGGACGATTGGGCCGGTGACGGTGCGCGACCGCGCGCTCTACGCTATGCTTTCCGGCGGCGTCGCCGGTACGGATTACCAGCTCAAATTCACGGCGGTCGACACGGCTGGGAACACGTGGCCTCGAACGGCGCTCGTCCTTTGCGCAGACACGAGCTGACCGATGCCCGCTGATGATCTGGTCCTCAACGTCAGACAGATCGCGGGCTATCCGGCCACGGGCAACGCGTCCTCGACTGCCTCGTTGCTGATGCAGCTCGGGCTCGGCGGCGCCTACGTCAGCATCTCGCCGCAAGCCTTAGTCGGGACCGCGCTCGCCAACGGCGGCGACATGGCGATCGCCGGGAGCTTGTCGGTTCAGGCGATCAGCGGCGGCAGCGCGCAGTTTTCCAACGGCATGTTCGGCATGGTCAGCGCGCAGAAGGCGTGCCTTGTCGACTTGGCCGCCACTTTTGGCACCCTTGGCGGCGTCCAGATCGCCACCCTCAACGACCTGTCCAACGTGGACGCGGCGATCCGCGCCGCGAGCGTGTGGTCGTTCAACGGGCGCGTCGGCGACGTGCGGCTGTGGATTGACGACATCCGCTGCGCGGGTGGAGCTCCAATCTACTCGCCCCGGTTCGAAGGCTCGCCTCGAGCTTGCACGCCCCCGCCGACCTCGAACAGCTCGAGACTTGCGACCACCGCCTACGTCACCACCGCACTCGGCGTCGCGTTCGAAGGCTTCGCCCCCCTCGACAGCCCGAACTTCATCGGCGTCCCGACGGCCCCGACGGCCCCGCAAGGTTCCGCCGACGGGCAACTAGCGACCACGGCGTTCGTGACCAACGCGGTTGCGGCGGCGACGGCGGGCGTGGCCTCGTTCAACGGACGCACGGGCGTCGTTTCGTTGGTTGGCGGCGACATCACCGCCGCTGGCGGCGCGCTCCTGGCCTCGCCCGTGTTCACCGGGACACCGTCCGCCCCAACCCAGCCGACGACGGACAATTCCACCCGTCTCGCGACCACCGCCTTCGTGCAGGCCTTCGCCGCTCCGCTGGCGTCGCCCGCGTTCACGGGCGTTCCGACCGGGCCGACGGCGCCGCCCTCGACGTCGACCACCCAACTGGCGACCACCGCGTTCGTGACGGCGGCGATTGCGGCTGGCGTGGCCGGGACGGTGACGACCTTCAACGGGCGATCGGGCGCGGTGAACCTGATCGGCAACGATGTTTCGGCGGCGGGCGGCGCGCTCACCGTCTCGCCCGCCTTCACCGGCACGCCCACGGCTCCCACGGCGGCTCCAAGCACCAGCAATACCCAACTGGCGACGTGCGCCTTCGTGATGGCGGCTGTCGCCACCGGCGGCGGCGTTCTGACCTTCAACGGGCGAGCTGGGACGGTGACGCTGACCGCCGCCGATCTGAGCGGCGTTGGCGGCGCGCTGTTGGCGTCGCCCGCCTTCACCGGCTCCCCCACCGCCCCGACGGCTGCGCCCGGATCGAACACCGCGCAGCTTGCGACGTGCGCCTTCGTGCAAGCGGCGATCTCGGCGGGGACGGCGGGCGTGGCCTCGTTCAACACCCGAACCGGCGCGGTCAGCCTGATCGCCACCGACGTGACGGCGGTCCTACCCGCCTCGACATCGACGCCTTTGATGAACGGGGCGGCTTCGCCTGGAGCGCAAGCGGCGTGGGCGCGGGGCGATCACATCCACCCGGTCGACACCAGCCGCTATGCGGCGACCAACCCCTCCAATTTCCAGACGGCGGCGCAAGTCACTGCCAGCTTGGCCAATTATCTGCCGCTGACCGGCGGCACGCTGACCGGCGTCTTGACCGCGACCGGGCTGACCTCGACCGGCAACCTCAACGTCTCCAACCAGTGCAGCGTCACCAACGGCGGCACCATCGGCAGCGTCACCTTGCAAGGCGGCCAACTGCTGACCGGGGGCGCTACGGCTTGGGCTCTCAGCTGGAACGCCAACCCGACCGGCTTCGGGACGATGAGCGTCGCGACTGACGCCGCTCAGGGATACATGGTTCGCAGCGTGCCGACGCCAGACACGACTTGGGGCGTCACCCTGCTGCAATTGCAAAGCGCTTTGACCTCGATGTACGTGGTCGGCGACAACGCGGTTACGGCGGGCTGGTCAACCACCGCTTCCGATGGGCGGCTCAAGGCCAACCTCGCGGCCCCGGCGCGGGACGCGCTCGCCCTCGTCAACGGCGTCGCCGTCAGCCAGTGCGATTTCCGCCATCCCGCCGCTCCCGGCGGCGAGCATTGGGATTTCACCATCGTCGCGCAGGACATCGAGGCGGTTCTGCCCTACGCCTACATGCCCGCGCCGCAGGACGGCTATTCCGGCCTCCACCCCCTGCACCTGATCACCGTCCTGTGGAAAGCGGTGCAGCAACTGAGCGAGCGCCTTGCGGCGCTCGAAGCGAGGATCGCATGAACGCGCCCCCATTCCCGGCCAACCCCTCGTTCGGCCAGTACTTCGGCAATTGGGTGTGGAGCGGCTCGCGCTGGGTCTGCACCAACGCCAACGGGGTCAGGATCGTGGTCCAGGTGTTCAACGCCTCCGCCCCCTACACGCCCTCGCCCGGTCTGATCTCGGCGGTGGTCGAGTGCGTCGGCGGCGGCGGCTCGGGCGGCACCGTTCAGGGCAACGCGACTTCGCTTGAAGGCGGCGGCGGCGGCGGCTCGGGCGGCTATTCCCGCATCGCGCTGGCGTCGGGCTTGGTCTTGGGCGGGGTCAACGTGACCATCGGCGCGGGCGGCTCAGTCCCATTTCCGGGCTCCAATCCGAATGATTATGCGGCGGGCGGGGCGGCGACTTCGTTTGGCGCGCTATGCGTCGCCAACGGCGGCTTGGGCGGCGGCGGCAACGCCTCGACGGGCGGCATTTGGGGCTATCCCGGCGCTGGCGCTCCGGTCGGCGTTGGCGACCTCGCGCTCCCCGGCAATCCCGGCAATCCGGGAACGTCGCAAGGCGGCGCGGACCCGGATTTCAACGTGATCGGCGGGCAGGGCGGGGCGATCTGGGGCGGCGGCGGCGTCGCGACGCTGGTCGGCATTCCGGGCCTGATCGCTGGCAATCCAGGCACGGGTCCGGGCGCGGGCGGCGGCGGCGCGGCGCAGAACCAACAGGCGGGCGCGGCGCAGTTTGGCGGGCTGGGCGCGAACGGCCTCTGCATCGTCACCGAATATTGCTGGGCCGACACGGTTGACGACGGCTGCGGCTGCGGGCCGACGGGCCAAGCTCGGGTGGCGATCGGCGGGACGCAAGGTCACCAGTGGGTGGACTACGACAATGATTGAGGTCCGCCTGCCGCTCGAACAGTGGCAACAGGTGTTAGCGATCCTCTCGACGGCCCCTTGGTCGCAGGCCAATCCGCTCATCATGGAGCTGGGCAACCAGCTCCGCGCCCGGACGGATGAGCGCGCCGTCGCGGCGAAGCGAGGCAATGGGGCTGATGCGGAGGTCGCGCCTGAGCGAGGATGACAAAAAAGCCTACAAGCAACTCCTTCTCATCGCCGTTCTCGCCATCTTCGGCATTGCGTTTATCGTCGCAATTACAACGGCTTATTCGCAATGGGCGTGCATTCAGTTTGCCTTTCGCAATGAGCCGGTCCCGGCAGGATGCGGCGGGGTGGGGAAGTTCGTGCTTGAGTTCATGGGGCTCATGGTCGGGGTGCTGGGGGCGATCAAACTGCTAGGGCAATGACCGCCTCGGACGTCGTCAACGCCCCGCTCGTCACCGGGGTCGGCAATTTCCCGGCGACCATCATCGTCGGCTCGGCGGTCCTCATGACCTCGATCCTGCTTGTCGTCTCCAACAGGTTCGACACGACCGGCGGCGTGCTGACGATTTCGCTGCTGATCACGACGGGGATGCTCGGTGCGATCGCCTATTGCCTGATCTTCACCATTCCCGCCGACGACATCACGCCGGGCGTCGTCGGCGCGCTCTCGGCTGGCTTCGGCGCTGTGGTGGCGCACTGGCTGGGCCGAACGCAAGGCGGTCCTCGGGAATGAAAAGCCCACGCGCGCTACGCGTGGGCTCTCTGTCTCGCTTGGATCGGTGAACGCGTCTTGAGGACGCTATCGTCACCCTACCCGGCGAGCTTACCGCTTCGGCTCGCGCGGCGGAATGGGCGGCCTTTCCCAAGCGTCCGGGTCGATCACGATGTACTTCCAGCCGTGATCGGGGATATGCGCGAGGACGATGAACAAGCCTTCGACCGGGCTCGTGACCGGAGGCCAAATGGCGCCGGGCGGCGGCGCTGGCAAATGTCCGGGCTTGTTGGGATCGCCGGGGGCGATCGGATGCACCGGATGCCCGATGGTCGGGGGCGGCCAGATGCCGGGGGGCGGGCTCGGCAGCTCGTTGTCGGGGTACTCGCCACCCTCGTCGGGCGGATCGACTTCGGGGTACTCAGGCTCGACGGGTAGACCCTGATCGGGATGTCCTGGGCGCTGGCGGCGGCCGATGTTGAGGTAGCCGCCTCTAATTCGCACTCGCGTCATGCAATTCTCCTTGGGGGTTTTTGCGCGGGAGGGGCCGCCAAGACGGACCGGGCTTCCCCTCCCAAGGCTCGCTTGCTGCCGGTCCGCCGTCAGAAGTCCGCCTTGCCCCCTTATGGCACGTCGGCGTGACCGGCTGGCGAAATGTTCCCTTTACTGTCGGTCGGCCATTCGACGGCGGTGAAATTATGTTCCTTCTCTGTCGTTGACAACAGCCCCGGCTTGTGGGTCGCCGGGCTCACCCCCTGTTCGTTCTTCGGAATAACCGATTTCTGGGAATGTTAGCATTCGGGAAGGCGCAAGCCGCCATGCGTCGGACG